CCGTACTGTGGACAGCGAGTGACCCGACGGGAGCGTTCACCAAAAGTGACCCGTCTCCTTCGAACGACGCAGCCTTGATGCGTCCGGCTGTTTCGTTTATTTCAATTTGAGAACCTACACGTAAATCGGTATTCACGTACGCGTTACTGTTTACGTGTAACCCCGCGTGTGGGTCGTTCGTGACAAGACCGACCCGGTTATTCGTCGTATCGACAAACAAGTGTGATGACCCGACGAGTAAATTACTCGTGACATCAACCTGGCCTGTCAAGATATGCTGGTTCATCTATAATTAGTAAACATCTTTTACGAGTGGGATACACTCGTAAAAGATGGGGGTCTCTCTCAACCGGGATCGAACCGATGACCTCGCGATTAACAGTCGCACGCTCTAACCAACTGAGCTATGAGAGACGGGGAAGGCTCCTTCCCATCTTATACTGGTGACTGTTCTTTAAGCCCATTTAATCGTTTCATAGTGATGAGAGATATGGAAAAAAGACCAGCTGATGTGTTTGCGACGATCATGGGAATGACCGTATAATAAATCGAGTATACGAGACCGAGAACACTCGCGACGATGTTTATACACAGGAATGCGTAATTAAGTGCGTCTGTATCCTTTGTCCTGTATACGTGAACGATTTGGGGTACGAACATGATCGTGATTAAAATGGAACTCACGAGACCTATACCCTCGACGAAACTATCCATACTTATGGAAGGAGTGTTTCATTTCTCTAAGTTTCTACCTTTTGAATACGTCGTTTCATGTCGATGATATCGAGCTCGAATTTTGTCGATTTACGCTCGAGCGCTGTTACTTTTGACCGTAATTGACTGTTTTCAGTCATTAACGTAGCCACGAAATGTGGGGTCTGGATCCCCTCCGTTTTACCCGTAGGCGTTTCCGGTTTTTCCGGCCAAACGGGATTTTCCGGATCTTCTGTGAGTGAAGGGAGGTCACGTAAAGCTTTACGGTACGCGAGCCATTCTTTATAGAGTGTATCCTCAATCTGGTAATCCGAAGAGAAAATCCAATCCACCTCGGCGAGGCGTCTGTTGCGTTCTTGGCGGAGAATCTTCCACGTTTGATCTATTGTAAGGTCTATAAGTGCAAATTCTGCCATCTATGTTAAACGGATATTTTAATGTAACAATTTTCCGTAAAAGGATGAGTAAACGTAATACATGTATACATCAGTGTTAGCTGTATTTTGGCTAATACGAACCGCTACCGTAGTACCGGCGGGCCAATATCCTACAATTTTACCAATAAGGTTGGATTCTTGAGATCCACCCCCCTGACCAGTAAAATACACAAACGTCCGACGATCATATGTAGCTCCATTTATGTACCATGTTCCCATCACGTAGTGGGAACCTGCATCTAGGTTTCTTGCCAATAAACAATAATCAAATTCCCAATATCCCGAACACGGTATGGTATATGTCTTAGTACTCGTATCAAATCCACCACCCAGATCAAATTCTAAACGACTGAAATCTGCTATTATAGACGTCGTTGGATGGTCATTCTGAAGATTTACTGTTGTGGGTCCAGTGGCCCAAAACATATAGTTTTTATTGGTCATTATACCATCAGAATTGATGTTCCCCCTCACATCCAACTGCGCTTCAGGGACTTTCCCGATCCCGACGGCCGTGTCGCTGATGACCATGGACCGCCCGGTTCGGCCCAAGTTGTAGAGTTTCTTGACCTCCGAAGGTTCGAGGGCGACGTCATACATTTTTAAATTAGAAATATAGACGGGTGCAGAGCTTGTAGTGTTCGCATCATCTGATTTTATTTCAAATAAAGCATTATTGGGTAATGCTGATGTATCTTGTGGGGCTGGGTCCGCTTTGAATGTCAATTCTTGACCATCCACGTAGCATTTACTTGTTGCTCGTGAGCCAGCGTGTGTCACTGTCATCATAAACCATTTACCGTTACTAATATCCGAAGGTGGATTCCACTCTCGACGACCACCGTTAAAAGCTAATCTAAAATCCAAACTGTGACGATATTCGAACGCACGCTGAGTTCCAGCTGCACCACTTGGGTTAAACCCAATTTGAATGTCAGAATCACCAGTTACTTTCGCCCATAAGGTTATGGTATATGGAGCACCCGATGCCGTATTATGACCCGAAACATTCCCATTTATTATATCTGTACTCGCATCAAAAACAAACGCCTTATCCGCTGCCGAATACGTCGCTCCAACTAGGGTCCCATGATTCCCCTGCCCCGAGATATCTGTGGGTGAGGAATTGACGGTGGTATCGAAATCCAGCACCAACTTCTCCGGCCTAGGGGTTTCCGTATCCACGTCGTACCGCGAAATGCGGGGCACATCGAGGGACCTGGTGAGGCTCAACGAACCCTTATCGAGGGTCGTGGGTCCGGGGGTGCCGAAATAGCGGAGTTCAGTTAAATTGATATTATGATATGTACTACCATTTGGAGCTAAGGCCGTGGTTACAAGAGCAAATTCGTTGTAATACTCATTTGGATTTGTTACTTGAATGTTTTGCCTTACCGACGCTGTATATGTTACACCTGAAAACGAGTGAACGACTTCCCATTTATTATTTTTACGTCCATATACGATACCACTTTTAGGTCCCCGTAGAAGCTCGGTTGGCCTAACTCCCATAGTAAAACTTTTGAGGTTTATGCTGTACGGTAATTTCAGAATTATGTATTCACCCAATATCGATTCTTCAGACAATCTACGTGTCCCGGTGTACAAACCCGTGGTTTGGTCATAAGTTTCCGGTGTGTCAGTGTCATCACTTACCCAAAAGGTTGTATTGTCTTGATTGAACGCTCTCCACCCTGCGTAGGTGTCGCTGTTGATGTATATACTACTCGCACTCACTTCAAACACCCCGTGTCCCGGAATCAAGGTTTCGTATCCATCCATAGGACCCGGAGGATACTCTTGGATCCGCTCATCTCCCGCCAACTCAAGTTGCCCCGAGGGTTCGGTGACCCCCACGCCCAAGTGTCCCTTGTACAGGGTGACTTGGGACTTGGACCCCAAGAAATAGTCTTTTTGGTAATCGTAGAGTTCCTTGACCCGGTCGGCATTGAGGGCCTTGGAGTAGAGACGGAAGTTCGCGATGGAACCGTTGAAATATTCGGCGGCACTTGCCCCACTGGGTCGCCCCCCTACAGTAAATTGTGTATTCACATTTAAATCAAGAGCACCCGAACCTGTCGATACAGGATAAATATATATACCATTTTTGTAAATACTCATTTCACCGTTATTACGGTAAAGTGTTAGATGAGACCATTCTCCCAGGTGTACTAAATCACTCGTATTATATTGATGAGCAGTTTCCCCAACGACAAAAAAATACGAATTAACACTATTGCCTATACTTAACCCAACACCTTTGTTGTTATTGTTTTCACCGAAGAGGAACAGTGCGTGATCTAAAACATTAGGTTTTACCCACATAGATATTGTAAAATTCAATTCACCTATACCGTTTGTAACTGACCCACCAATAGAGTCCCCCACCCCATCAAAAACAAAAGCTCCGTTAGAAACCTGTGGGTCACCAGTAACAGAACCACCATTCGAATTAGGGGAAAGGTCCGTGACAGAAGTCACAGCTCCATCCGCCAAGTCCTTCGCATCATAGTAGACCTCCAACTGGGTCCCCGTGGTCGCCGGCACGTTGTACACGGACTTTAGGGTGGTATCTAGGGAGCCACTACCTTCTTCGTAGCCGTAGAAAGCGAGTTTAGATATTGCCCACGCCGTGTTATATACAGAATCGGTAGGACCAGTATTCGTACATATAAGACCGACGTGTTCATAATATGTACTTGTATTTACGTTAAATGTATACGGTACAGTGTTATCATCGGGGTATTTGCCCGCAGTATGTGTATCAACAAATTCCCATGTAGAACCATCGTGTGAACCGACGACCACGATTACCTCAGCAGACTGTGTCTGATCCAAATTTAAGGCAGAATCTACTCGCGTATTTATTGAAATTTTAGACATTTTGATTTTGTTGGGAAGACTCAGTGTTATATATTCACCTGCGTACCCAGATACGAGTTCGTGGCTTGGAAGGGTTCCACTGTATGTTCCTAGTGCACCCGGAGCATTTCCAGGGTCGTATACCCCACCATTTTCCGTATAATACGGGTATTGTGTGTGCCATATTGTACTGGTAGTCCCATCAAATGCTAAGTATGCCGGAGTTGATGTTAAACTAGAACTCGCACTCGCCACATACCCTTTATCAGAATTCGCCGTCAAAGCCACCTCCGGGTACTTCCGCAGGGGTCGATCGTGGGGTCCCGTGTATTCGGTGACGACGTTGGAATCCACGAGAACTGCGGCGGGGTTCGTGTAGAATGTGTTCCCGGTGACTGTGAGGTTATTGGAGACGAGAAGGTTTTCCGTAACTGTGAGGTCATCCGAAATGACAACGTTCCCCGTAACTGTGAAGTTTGAGGAAACGGTGGCATTTCCTGTGACCGTGAGATCGCGCCCTACCGTGGCATTCGCGGTTGTCGTGAAACCCGTGGTCGCGTTGTCGAATTGGAGAGTGGTTGTCGTGACATTCCCCGTATCGGATACGCGTTGGAGACCGTGTGATGGATCAACCGTGATCCCGCCGATAGTTATTCCCTGAGCGTACACGTTACCCGTTCGGAGACGTAAGTGTGCGTCTTCAATATTCAGGTACGTGTTCTGGTTATTGATCGACATCTAATATAGCGTAAGAAATGATTTACGTGTTATTAGGTGTGGGACGACGTCTCTTCCTCCGTGGTCACGTTTGATGTCTGTTCCTCGACGACCTCATTCGAGGCCTCTTCCTCCACTACCACATTTGAAGTCTCTTCCTCTACGACCACGGCCACGACTTTATCGGGTCGTACGGGCCAAACTGGGTTCGCTGGATCCTCTGTCACATTTGGCAAGTCCCGGAGGGCTTGGCGGTAGTCGAGCCACTCCGTTTGTTTCGCGAGAGATGCGTGAGGCCAATCGGGGAGGGCATACCTATCCGTTTTAGCGAGGAGGGTGTCGCGTTCTGCTCGTAGCAGCACCATAAGCATATCATTATCCATCTTTTGTTATATATAAAGATTAATATCGTTTCGGTCGCACAAATAATCTAATTGCAGACCAACTCGTCTCTGATAATTCATTTTGTGAACCTCCTCCTCCGTGTACAGAATTGTACGTATAATTTATATTATTACCATCAGTATGCACTAACCAACCCATAGTATTTATATCGTAATCATCATACGCCATGTCGTTCCCGCCAACACTAGAAAATGATAATCTCCAGGCACTGTTAGCTTTATATGGTTGAAAGTTACCCCCTGAAACTGGTGTTCTTGAAACAAAGGTATACCCATCAGCACTGGATGCTAAGCCACTCGTACTTATATCCGCGGGATACACACCGTTTGTGGGCCACCCGGTATTAAGTGCTTGTGTGAGATTTACACCTCTATATATACCTCCATTTCGAGCACCACCGGCACCAGCTCTACCAGCTCGTCTTCCCCCGAGTAATACCAACATGACGTCTAAATCGTAGCCACTATTGTTCGAAAATATATTCATGGGAACGGCGAAATCGTTACTCCATGCAAGATTTGAAGGGTCACCGTAATCGGCGGTAAAAAGGTTCACGGTTGTGGTCACGACATCTTTACCTCTAGGAAGTTGCGCCGCACACATCCATCCACCTCCACACCAATCAGGTTCACATAACATATTATACACCTTCGACCCACCCTGTGTTCCTGTAATAGGGTAAATACCTCTCGTAAAATGCCCGTTAGACTCGTGATCCCACATCGTACGTAACGGAAGTGGGCGTATGTTCGTAATGTACCGGATATCTCCTCGTATATCGACGGGTGCTTCAATTTGTAAGGGTGTTTTAACAGCATTACTCAACCGACCCATATCGTAGAGTCGCTTGACCTCTTCGGCGGTGAGGGCACAGTCGTAGAGTTTGAAGTTGGAGATGGAGCCATCTAACCAGTATTGGTTTTGAGTAATTGCCCCACCAATAGTTAGCTTTATATTGTCTGGTTGAATCATAGTACCCGTCCCACTGGTCGACGCAGATCCAATAACCGATCCATTCACATAGAAGGTAACATCGTTAAATGTGGCACTATTTCTTACGATTGTCACATGATTCCATCCGGTATACGTATATGGATAATAAACTGCACCACCACCACCTTCACTTTGATACGATAATTGATTGTTGCTAACAAATAATATCGAATGTTGGAGAGCTGTCGTGCTACTACCAAGACCCCAAATTTGTTCCCATTGGGCTGGACTATCTAAACGAAGCCAGGTTGATACAGTCATCTGTGTATTTAAACGACTACCAGGTATTCCATGTGTGATTATGGAGTCCTTACCAGTTGCCGGATTTGTATTGTCGGCGGGGTTATTTGGAAACTCAAACGCCTTCTCCGTCCCATCATATGTAGCTGCACCTACAAGTATCGCATCCAACCCCCTCCCACTCGTGTCCCGCACAGCCCCCTCAAAGGTGGGGTTGGTCGAGGTATTGTATTCCACGACGAGTCGGTCCCGACGGGGTGTATCGTCCGCGTCGAGAGCCGGCCCTATGCGGGGAACGTTGAGGTTCTTGGTGAGGGTCAGTTGGCCATCGTGGAGGACGGATTGACCCTGCTCACGGGTGCCGAAAAGTTTCCATTCGGCTAAATTGACGTAATCGGTGTTTACTCCAGTACCAGCTAAATTTGTTACCACCATGGCAAACACGTTATACGTTTTTGTCGAACTGATAGCATCAATTGTTGTGTATACATTATCTGTATACGTGATTCCCGAGAAAGAATGAACCTGTTCCCAATTAACTTCATCATTACTTCCAAGAATAACACCAGAACCTGGACCTCTCTGAGGAAGACCACTTCTCGGAACCATTGCAATAGATTTTAGATTGATTTTGTATGGTAATTTCAAAACGAGGTAATCACCACTTATACCACCCAGACTTTTCCCGGCGGTGTATACACCACTAGTATAGTTTACACCACCCGTGTGCCAACCATCATTACCTCTAAATTTATTAAATGATTTCCATGCTTTGTGGTTGGCATTAATGAGTTCGGTACTCGCGTACACACAAAACTCCCCATGCCCCTCAAAGTATGTCTTGTACCCCGTCATAGCCCTAGGAGGAAACTCTTCCAAGTTGTGGGGTTCATCCGCCACCGCCAACCTCCCTTCCGGTTCCGTGGTCCCTATGCCTAGGCGACCTTTCTGCAGGGTCATCGAGGATTTCGCCCGGCCGAACGCGTCCTTTTGGGCATCCCAAATCTCGAGGGCTTGGTCCTCCCCAATAAACTTGTCGTACACCCTAAAGTTGGCCACCTTGTCGATGTTCCCACCACCGATCTGGATAGGGACGGAGGAGTTCTCTTCTGTGCCGTAGAGTTCTAGTTCTCCTACACTTACACCCCCTATACTATTAGATTTCTTTGTGATTGACAATGCGTATGTATTATAAAATGTCGATGTTGTCGGTGTATGCGTAGCTTGTGTGTGATTGGTGCTTATTGTGACGTCGTTATACACATATATAGATGTCCAATCTTCAGTGGTTTCATTCCTTGCGTATAATACACCACTCGCGGGGAAATTGTTTATTGTATTTGGTTGTCCATATATGTTAAATGTAGTAAGCTGAATTTTATTTGGTAGTTGTACCTGTATCCACTCTCCGTCGACTGTAGCGGTTCTTCCACTGTCTGTACCTAAATTCGAACTTCCAACATACTCTCTACCACTGGTTCCACCTGTATATGCACCTCTACTTGATTCCGAAAACCAAAAGTCAGTTGAAAGATCGGCAGGTAATATATTATTAAAAGCTTTCCACGCGTACCTACTATTTGCACTATCCTCGGCACTCGCACTCACCACATACCCCCTCTGAGCCGGACCCGTCATCGCGATGTGCGGATACTTGAGAACGTTGGTGGGATCGGGAAGGCGGACCAGGTCATTCTCGCGGTGGCCGTAGTACTCTATTTCACCTACGACACACGACGAAATTGTCGTTACTTGAATTCTAGTCACCAACAGAGCTATATATTTATATCCTTTGGTGGCACCGACCACGTGATTTTCACCGGTCATAGAATATGGAACACTCGTAAAACTCTCGAGTATATCCCAGTTTATGTCATCATTCGACCCCAAGATTTTGAAATCTTTTGGACTTTGGGTACTCGCTAAGCTAGTTCCTCGAGATTTTAGCGTGACATAGTCAACTACGAGTTTGTGAGGCATCTCCAATTTTATCCATTCACCAGTATTTCCGCCAAGAGATGTCGAATACCCCGCAGGAACCAAGGATGCATTATATACAGAACCACCTGCATTGGCGGCGAAATGGTTTGTAGCACCATTACCAGTTCCGGTATGCCACCCTTCATTTGCCTGAACATCATTAAATGCTTTCCATGCATAAAACCCGGTCGTTGAATAAGTATCGGTACTCGCACTCACCACATACCCACCCTGTGAGTACCCCGTCATCGCGAACGGTGGGTAGTCCCCGAAGGTATCTTCGGCTTGGTCTTCGGCCACCTTACGTCCATCGAGGTAGGTTACTCGGGAGCCACCTTCACCTTGGTACGCGTAGGTCAGGTTATGCCACGTGTTCGATTGGAGATCGAGGTTGACGGAATCCAACTTCTCTTGGTCCGAAATCGAGAAGACACACGTGTTAGAAACGTTCGCTTCCAAATTAGAAGAATTGAACCACACGGAGACCGCATGGGGTTGGTCACCCTCCAAGAAGGTGTTGGCCTCTACGGAAAGGTTAGACGTGAGCGTTCCGTTAAGGGTCCAGTACTTACCGTCCGTGACGTATGTCGATTGGTTCCCCGAAGGATCGGGACCACCCGAAATCTGGTTCGTTCCTACCTCCGTCGCACCATCGACGAGGACTTGGACACCCGTCAATTGTGGGTTATTGAAGCGGGACATGAAAGTCGTATCGACCGAATGGTCACCTGCGGGTGTGTATTCTTCGTAGCCGTAGAACATTAACTGTCCATATGAAGCGTATGATATGGTTCTCGCGAGTTGAGTTGGTTGAATGATATAATATTTATAATAGGAAGTTGTGTCAATTGTTAAAGAGGCTGGAATATTGTCCGTGTAATTCGCTAGGTTTGTGGCGTCACTTTGTTTTCCTATTTCGTACCAAGGGCCAGAATTACTATTACCACCATAAACAAACGCCTCGGAAACACGTTCGTATTGGGTCGCAGTACCTTCTATATCATCGTAGCGATCATAGAAATCGACGCGACCCAACTTTATTTTTGTGGGTAATTCGAGTTTTATCCACGCGCCGTTTCTAGACGAAACACTGCCCGTTGAAGTAGAAGTATCGATATTAGTGAGAGATTGGGTAGAATTCGCTACACCACTTGTATACGATCCAGACGGTGATACCCAACCAGGGTCAAACAGATTAATTAAACCCGTAAATGCCCTCCACGCTGTGTAGACTGAATTAACATCATCACTAAAATTACCCGAAGAAGTGATAGTGTAGCCAGCTTGAACGAATGTGTTTGTAGTTGTATTATAATCGAACTTCCCCTCTTCAAAAACAATTTCGGGATACTTTTTTAAGGTTGGTGCGACCCGCCCGTGAGGTCCCGAAACGTCCGTGATCACGTTGGAATTGTGCTGGATCCCTTTCGTTTGGATACGGCCTGTGGTCGTATCGATCATCGTGTTCGATGTCCCGACAAACGTAACCGCGTTCGCATACCGAATCTCGAGGTTATCCACCGTCTGTTCCAAAGACATATCTACTATTTGGGGAGGTTTTTTTAAACTGGTGGAAACCCGAAGGGTTTCGTCTGTTTGATACGAGGGCAGACTTTAGAAACTCTGAGACAGTTTGTAAAGTTTGGGGTGGGAACGAGTCCTACGAAATTAAAGGAGTACGACTTCTACGAAGTCGGAGCAGTTGGCCAAACGGGGTTC